TAGCTGAACACCAGATGTTAGCAGACGTCGCGACACTAAGGGTTAACGAACTAACTGTCGACCCTGTCGCGACAATGCGTCACCTATTGACAAAGAAGATTGTTCTATGTTCAATCAATCTTAGCAACGCATTCGAGATTAGTGAACTAGCGATAATGTGGCAACAGCTATCAGGTAGCAATCATTACGCGATTGCTAAAAGAACTACAGTTATCGATCTTTGATATAATAAACTATCGAAACAAACCAAGGAGTTTATCATGGCAGGCAAAGCAACCAGTTGTTACCTCAGCATCGTCGATCGTACCAACCATAAGACAGTGTTTCGGAAGACATTCTTCCGTGCATCTGATCTGCGCGAATATCTGAAGACGATTACTGAAGAATACCCTTCAGACAAATTCGAGTACGTCAAAGAAACTTATTGACTACAGTTCACCGAACCGTATACAATAGAACCATCGAAACAAACCAAGGAATTACATCATGGAAAACTTTGATCCCACTCTGATCGCCGTTCTTGCAGTCTCCGCAACATACGTCATTCATTTTGTCTACCAATTGATCAAAAACGATGATAAATGATTTGAATGAACGTTACGTGACATTCAAGTTCACGAAAGCAGACGGTTCAGAACGAACAATGACTGCAACGCGAAACTTGAATCTCATCCCTTCTGAATTCCACCCAACATCCAACGGATCGCCTACACTATCAGATACCATCCGCGTCTATGAAAAAGACATTGGCTGGCGTAGTTTCAAACCATCAACCGTAATCAATCATGACTGATCAAGAACTCATCGAACTCCGTGAACGCAATGCAATCCGTTTGCAAGAAGCAATCGCCAAACTTGGTAACAAATGGCTGTTGCATCCTGACAATGCTGCTCGCAAACAAAAGTCAAATCCCGCTCATCCAGTCCAACAACGGGTCAGCTGAACTCGGTCGTGAATAATCGAGTTCAACAACAGGACTAAAGAATTCTTCGTCTTCAGCCCCGTTATTGAAGAATCCAACCGGAAGCATGTTATCGTTGATATATGCTTCCGTTTTCTTTGCTAGAATCGAACGAATGTTCGTGTTATTCAGGTCACTAAACAATGCTTGTTTTGACATCCATGCAAAAAGCCAAAGACATGTAGTCAAGTCATCATTGATCATGGTATCATCTGCACCGTATGACGCGCCTTTTAATGTAAACACATTCAATTCGCTAAGGATGTCGAAACTGTTCAACACCAATTGATCTTGTTCAATCAATTCTTTCAGAACAGAACAACCAACTGATTTGACCTTCTTCGTCGTGCGCACTCCAGGATAACCACCAGTTTCTCCACCCTCTTTCATGACTTCCTTTGAAGTCCAATATACATTAGGGTACTCGAATTCATAGAACAGAGTATTGGCGACTTCACCACCAGCGTCATTTACTTCAACCAGACAATATGCTTCATTGTACTGAGTGGCTAATCGCTGTATTAGTGTCGGGTAAGCCATCGTACTGATAGTGTTGTCCTTATATGTGGCGACTACCTTGTATGGAACTGCAGTGATGTCGAATATCATACATGCAGAATAGTCCAAGTGTTGACCGCGACTAGTGTCAACCGTACATACATAGTTGTGACCTTCAACAGGCTTCTCGAAAATCTTTAGTTTGTCAGACTCGAAGATAGGATCAATGAATGGTATCGTGGATAGTTTTGTACCATCAACTAGAGTTTTTGAGCTCCCGACAAAGCTGCAATTATGACTCACGACACCGTTCGTATGGTATAGATTCCCACCCTCGACCTCAACCAAGTCGTAAACATCCAGTGGTGCATCTTTGTCTACAACCGATGAAATCGTCTTGCCATTGAGCACAACACCTTCATACAACAAACAAGCAACATAATTTTTACCGTCTGACACGAAAATGTGATTGCGTGTGCAGTCTATTTTTGACCCATCGGTAAATTCTATTGTGCGATAGTTATCAACGGTTTTCTTTTTTATACCAGAGAATGAGTGGAATCCTGTTGGAGTTAACACTTTATATTTCGTCATGTGTCAATCTCCCTTCTTTATACCCTTCTGGTAGATTTAATGCACACATAATATAATTCCTAATTCCATCATTAACCCATCGTCTATGTAATTTTACTTTACCTCTTTTTAGATTCGTCTTGTCTTGTGTAGAATCGAATCTGATAAACACGTTCATCTCTCCATCGTTATACCATTCACCGAGACAAGGTTTGCCTTTAGCATATACATTAAGATCTATTGAGTCGGTTTCATCCGCATACACCCAAAAATACTTGTTTTTGTCATTTTTATCGTGAAACCATGTTATCTTTTTTCTAAACTTATGAGATTCTGAAATTTTGCGTTTCACGTCTTCTCTATGCGAAACGTTATTTTCCCCAATCATATAAGGTTTCGGCACTCCTTTCTGTTTAGCAGAAATTTTTTCACCGAAACCCGCGGGTTTCGGTTTACTATTTGCTATAGATATACTTTTTTTTCTTTTTTCCTTAGATTCTTCGTCTAAATTTTTCCAAGTGTCTTTGTTGGCTAATAACATTTTTTCTGTTATGATAGTTCCTTTAGAGAACCCATCAGGTATCGCTGCATCATGATCAATAAAGATTTTTCTTTTTCCATCATTTATTGCAATTTGTTTCTTTTCTTTTTTGTTTTCTAGTTTTGCGTTAGATATATTTGAACATTGAGTTTTAGTTCGTTTAGACCCAGTGTTAGGATTATCTTCTTTAGACAAACCTTTAGCCCAATGACATTCTCTTAACCGTAATAATTGTTCTTGTGTGAATTTACGACCAGCCTGGCCGCCGTCTAATCCGTTTTCGAGTATGAGATTCGCCCAAACATTGTTCTTATTGTCAAAATCACAAATACCATTTATTTCGCAAAATTCGTATGCATAAAAGGCAACCCATATCGGATCGGTGAAATGACCTAGTATTTCAGTGCTAACATTGTTGCCGTGTTTTTTTAAATGTTTATTCCAATAAACGCCAGAACCTTTATAAGATTGAACCGATTCTTTAGTAGTTTTACCGAAATACTTTAAACCTGTAACGTTGTGTGTTTTTACATACAAATACGTAGGTAAAAAATTATCTATTTGAGATTGTGATATCATATAAATCTTTGATGCTTATAATTTCAATTTTATTGGTTTCGCAATTTAATAATTCTATTTTCGTATCAGGCCCTACGCATTCAATTTCCTGCGCGTACATCGTTTTTCCGAGGACTGCGCGTTGTTCGTCTGCCCACTTCTGGTTTCTAAGAGGGTTCTCTTTCCATGTACCTTCGCATGCAACGAACCCGTTTTTACCTTTTTCAGCATCAACCCATAGCTTATAGAACTGGTTCATTCCATTCGGAGTGCTGACTAATGCTAGTTTCGATTCTTGAGATGAAGAGATCGTTGGAAATACGGACGCAATGAATTCTTCAGCCAAGTTTGGAGCAAGGTGGGCAAATTCGTCCGCCAATAAAAAATTTATCGACTTTCCGCGGATTGACGAAGGTGAACTCGCTGCATAGAAACACTTCGACCCGTTCTCCATATCAAAACTGGTCTTATTCCACACCAACACGCCTTGTTGCAACCAGAATGGTAGGTTTTCAAATATCAGTTGGACTCGAGAAAAAATCTCTCTAGCAATCAGCGCTTTGTTCGCAAGAATGGCCACAGTCTTGTGATCATTGAAAACGATGTACCATGCAACGTATGCTGCGATCACTGTGCTTTTACCTGACTGTCTGAAAAGCTTAGCGATGATCTTTCTATTATTATGCAATGCTTTGACGATTCGTTTCTGATATGGAAACAACTTCATCAGAATCAAACCTTTATCTAGAGATACAATCTTACAGTAATTCTCGATAAAGTGGATCGGGTTTTTTGAGCAGCGAGCATATTCCTTCAACTGGTCAATTTCAAATTCTATTTGGACTCCCGCAGCCTTCAGGTTCGGGTTACCC